TAAAAAACTTCCTAAAAAAGTTAGAAACAAAATGGGCTTTCATAAGTCTGGTGGAAGAGTTGGTATGGGCAAAGCCTTAAGAGGCGGCGGACGTGTCAGATAAAAAATTTATACAAAAAGCAATTAAAAAACCAGGAGCTTTACGTAAATCTTTAGGAATAAAAAAAGGCGAAAAGATTCCGGCGGGTAAATTAAAATCTGCTGCAAAGAAAAAAGGTAAGATGGGTCAACGTGCTCGACTTGCTATAACTTTAGGTAAATTAAGAAAAAAATAATGAAAAAATTAAAAGAACTATACCACAAACTTGTAGATAAAATCTTTGGTAAAAGATGTGAGTGTTTAATAAAAAAAAGAGAAATGGCAACAATAATAACATGTGTTACATGTGGAAAGGTGTTAAGCAATGGCTAAACGTGGTTTATACGCGAACATTCACGCTAAGCGTAAGCGAATTAAGGCAGGCTCAAAAGAAAAAATGAGAAAGCCTGGTGCTAAAGGTGCTCCTACAGCAGCAAACTTTAAAAGAGCAGCTAAGACAGCAAAGAAAAAGTAATATATGAGAATGCCTAATGTTCCATATACTGGAAGTTATTTAAAAGGTACTTTTCAAGGATCTTCTGGCAATGTTAATGTCAGTAATCCTAGTTCTAAAAAATATTACGGTAAAATGATTGACGCCCCTGGCTTTGCTAGAGGCGGCGACGTCATGCCAAAAAGAAACAAGAAGAACTTCAGATCTACAAAATCTGGAGCAGGTATGACAAGAGCAGGAGTTGCAGCATATAGACGAGCAAATCCTGGAAGCAAACTAAAAACAGCAGTGACTGGCAAAGTTAAAAAAGGTTCTGCTGCAGCGAAGAGAAGAAAATCGTACTGCGCAAGAAGTGCAGGACAAATGAGACAATTTCCTAAAGCTGCGGCCAATCCAAATTCAAGACTTAGACAGGCACGTAGAAGGTGGAAATGTTAATCAAATCAGTTTTACTAGACGCTTTAGAAGCGAGATATGAATCACAAATAGCAGAGGCAGAAGCTATTATAAAAATATACCTAGAAAATTCTGTAGGTATTGGTGAGCACCCACAACACATAGAAGAAATAGATAAACTATTCGATAAAATTGCTACAGCAGAAGAAAGATTAGAAGTGCTGGAAGATTTTAGAGAACAAAAAGGAGAAGAGTAATGGACGATATGCAATTAATAATAAAGATTCAAAGATCTTTACAAGATAGACTACAACAAATTGGTGATGCAATCCTAGCTGGAGGGGTTGACAATATGGAGAAATATAAGTATCTAGTAGGACAGGCACATGCCATACAATTAACATTACAGGATATCTCTAACCTGCTAAAACCTAAGGAGCAAAAAGATGAGCAAGGAAACGTTATCGACATCGGAAAAGGAAGTACCAAAAATTAAATTAGGTCTTCAAGACAAATACGAACAAGAAAAAAAAGAAACAGCCCCAGAACCAGAACCTTTAAATCCTGATAATATAGGACAAGATACGGTTGATGAATTACCAGAACCTTCTGGTTATAGAATTTTAGTTTTACCTTTTACACCAAAAAATAAAACAAAAGGTGGAATTTTATTTTCCCAAGAAACTTTAGATAAAGCAAGAATAGCTACAACTTGTGGTTATGTTTTAAAGATGGGAGATTTAGCATACAAGGATAAAGATAAATTTGGTGAGCCTTGGTGCAAAAAAGGAGATTGGGTGATCTTTGCAAGATATGCAGGATCAAGACTACCAATAGAAGGTGGAGAAGTGCGAATATTAAACGATGATGAAGTTTTAGGAACTGTTAAAAATCCTGAATCACTTCTTCATTTAATTTAACATAGGAAGGAACTATGCCAGAAGATAATAAAAAAAATGAAGATCTAATTGATGTAGGTGAAACTGAAGGAGCTGAAATTAATTTAGATGATAAAGGAGAAGCGGTCAAACAAGAGGAAGTAAAAGAAGAGATCGAAGTTGAACAGGTACCTCAAGATAAAACTTACGAAAATGAAAAAGAAGTTAAACTTGAAGAAAAAAAACCTGAAGAAAAAGATGAGTTAAAAGAATATAGTGAAGGAGTTCAAAAAAGAATTGCTAAACTAACTCGTAAAATGAGAGAAGCAGAAAGACAGCGAGAAGAAGCTGTTCAATATGCTCAATCAGTTACTCAACAAAAAAATCAAGCAGAACAAAGATTATCTAAATTAGATAAAAACTATGTTAGTGAATTTGAAAACAGAGTTACGACTAGTATGGCAGCTGCCAAGCTAGCTCTTAAAAATGCGATTGAATCACAAGATGTTGAAGCACAAATTGCAGCACAAGAACAGTTAGCTAATTTAACTATAGAGTCTGCTAGAGTTAATGCTTTAAAAGCTAGAGAAGTAGCAGCACCTAAAGAAAAAGAGGTTAATGTTACTCCACAGCAACAACAACCAACACAACAAAGTGATCCTAGAGCCGAAGAGTGGGCTGCTAAGAATCCTTGGTTTGGTAATGATACTGCTATGACTTATACAGCGTTTGATATACACAAAACGCTTGTAGAAAAAGAAGGTTATGATCCAAAATCTGACGAATATTATGAAGAAGTTGACACAAGAATAAGGGTTGAATTTCCGCATAAATTTGATAAGGTAGAGGATACTACTACAAAAAGAGCAAGACCTGCTCAAAATGTAGCTTCAGCTAATCGTTCTAGCTCAACAGGACGCAGAAAAATTGTGAAACTCTCGCCATCACAGGTAGCAATTGCTAAAAGAATAGGCGTGCCACTCGAAGAGTATGCGAAACAATTAAATATCACGGAAGGACAATAAGCATATGGAAAATGAAAATATAAAAACCTCACGTGCGAGTCAAACAAGAGAGAAGGTTAAAAAACCTACAACTTGGACTCCACCCTCATCACTCGATGCACCACCTGCACCCCAAGGGTACAGACACAGATGGATTAGAGTTGAAGTCCTAGGTTTCGACGATACAAAAAATGTATCAGGAAAACTTAGAGAAGGATGGGAGTTAGTGAGAGCTGACGAATATCCTGAACAAGACTTTCCATCTATGACAACAGGAAAATATTCTGGTGTTATCGGAGTAGGAGGCCTTGTGCTGGCAAGGATACCCGAAGAAATCGCGCAACAACGTGAAGCTTATTATAAAGATCAAACTAAGCAACGCGATGAAGCAGTGAATAACGATGTTCTTAAGGAACAGCACCCAAGTATGCCAATCAATAATGAAAGGCAGACTCGTGTAACTTTTGGTGGTTCAAAGAAATAATCTTTTAGTAATTTCTTACCAACAAAAATATGTTAACCGTACTGGAGGCCCTCACGGGCAGGTACACTTAAGAAAAGGAAATAAACTATGGCTAACGATAATACAGCTGGATACGGATGTAGAGCAGTAATGACTGTGGGTTCAACACCTGCAACTTCTGGTCAATCTGAATACAAGCTATATGATTTCGCAGGCGCAGCTTTTAATACAATCTTTAAAGGTGACCCAGTTTCTCTAAATGCAGGAACTCAGGCAGCTGAAAAAGGTTATATTCAAGATGCTACCTACGATTCAACAGATGACGATAATCCTGGTGGAATTGGCTGGACAACAGCTTCTTCTCCTCTATTAGTAGGTGTCTTTAATGGCGCTTTCTACATAGATGCAGGAACATCAAAACCGACGTTTGCAAACTCAGTAACGAGTGGAACAAACTTTGCGGTAGACTACAACACAGGTTCAAGTGATGGAACTGCTTTTGTATTGGACAATCCTAATCAGGAATTCAATATAAGAGTTGGTGGATCAGCTTGGCAACAAAATGATGTTGGTCTTAACTATAACACAGGTGATAATGGCGCGACAGGAATAAGCGGTATGTCTGATGAAAGATTAAGAATCTCATCAGTGGCTGCAACTTCTATGTTTACTCTAATTAGAGGTGCTAATATCCCGGGTCAAAACGATTATACAGCAGACGGCAGTGATGTTGTTGTTATGATCGCTAAAGGCTCGCACTTGTACAACTAATAGCGAATAAGGAGAAAATAAACTATGGCTATATCAAGAGCACAACTCGTAAAAGAGTTAGAACCTGGTTTGAATGCTTTATTCGGACTAGAGTACAGACAATATGCAGACGAAGCTGCAGAAATTTTCGACACAGAAACTTCAGACAGAGCTTTCGAAGAGGAAGTAATGTTATCTGGTTTCGGAAATGCTTCTGTTAAACCTGAAGGTCAAGGTGTATCATACGACGATGCGCAAGAAACTTTCACAGCTCGTTACACAAACGAAACAATTGCTTTAGCATTTGCGATCACTGAAGAAGCGATCGAAGATAACTTGTATGACAGACTTGCGTCTAGATATACAAAAGCTTTAGCAAGATCAATGGCAAGCACTAAGCAAATTAAAGGCGCTGCAGTATTGAACAATGGATTTGACAATACATACGCAGGCGGCGATGGAGTTGCTTTATTAAGTGATGCTCACCCTACTCTTTCTGGAAATTTCAGTAATGAGCTAGCGACAGCAGCTGACTTAAATGAAACTTCATTAGAACAGTCTTTAATTGACATTTCTGCTTTCACTGATGAAAGAGGACTAAAAATTGCAGCTAGAGGAATGAAAATGATTATTCCACCACAACTGCAATTCACTGCTGACAGACTTATGAAGTCTGAAGGTAGAGTAGGAACAGCTGATAATGATATCAATGCTATCAAGAACATGGGAATGGTTCCAGAAGGTTATACTGTAAACCATTACTTAACTGATCCTGATGCATTCTTTATCAAAACAGATGTGCCTAATGGTCTAAAACATTTCAACAGATCACCTATCAAAACTACTATGGAAGGTGACTTTGATACTGGCAACGTTAGATACAAAGCTAGAGAGAGATACGTATTTGGTTTCTCTGACCCTAGAGGTATCTTTGGTTCACCAGGGACTGCATAATAATTAATATTTTAGGGGCCGCCTTAAAACGGCCCCTTTATTACATATAAAGGTGTGTAAATGAAAAAAACTCGCATAAATATTTGGGCATACGATCATCATGCAAAATTTAATATTGAGCATGTTGAAGATACGGCTGAAAGTGTTGAAAAAGCAATACTTGACAAGCTAGGAGAAAAGAGTATAAAATGGGAGTATCTCGGAAACAACTATAATAACGAGATAAATCGAATAACTTATGAGGAGG